GGCAGTTACAGAGCTGATCCAGAATGGTGTAATTAATCAGCGTGAGCATATTGTGAGGTTGCTGGACTTTCCGGATCTGGAATCTGTAACCAGCTTGTATGATGTATTAGAGAGAGATGTAGAGTGGCGAATCCAGGAAATTGTTGATAATGGAATTTATCATGCACCAGAGCCGGTGATGGATCTGGCATTTGCAAAAGAGCGGATGACAATTGCCTATCTTGAAGCACAGCAGGATGAGCTGGACCTGGATAAGATAAACATGATGATCCAGTTCATTGAAGAGTGCGATGCACTCACTCAAGAAAAAGGCGAAGCAGGAGCAGAATTGCCAGCTGCAATGCCAGGTATGCCACCACCAGGTCCACCACCACCGATGCCGGTGGGACCAGAATTCCCAGGTAGTTCTCTGCCTTCTCCTGGAGAGCCACCAATGCCAGAAATGGCAGTTCCACCTGCATCACCTTTACCAGCATAACCTAAAACGGACACGGACATGGAAGAAGTTGAACAAACGGAAACATCAGCAGAAACACCAGAACCAGAAACAGTACCACTTTCTGACATTGACCAGGCACAGATAAATGAGTGGATGGATGACAAAATAGGTCCAGTTGAAACTGAAACTGAAGAAACAGAACAAGTTCACTGGAGTAAAACTATTGAAGAACCGGAACCAGATCCAGAACCTGAACCGGCAGCAGCTGAAGTTGAAGCTGAAACAGTAGAACCAGAGGAAACGCCCAGGGTAAGCAAAGCCTTTTCAAAGGTTGCAAAGAAAGAGCGTGAAGTTCAGCAGCAGAAGCAGGAACTGAACAAGTTAAAGGCAGAGCTGAAACCACTTATTGATGCAAAAGCAAAAGTGGACAAAGGTGATATGCTTGGTGCTTTGGATGGAATTGGGTGGAATTATGAGGATGCCACCAATTCAGTTTTGCAGGATGGTAAATTCCAACCAACAAAACCAGAACCAGCTGCACTTACGCCAGAAGTTGAAGGTAGGTTGGCAAAATTAGAAACAATGGAAAGGCAGAAACAGATTGACTCTTATGTCAATCGCATGAAAACTAAGGTAGAAGGTGACGAGCGTTTTGAGTTAGTTCGGAATAACTGGGACAATGCGTGGCCTACTATTTTAGAAATGCAGAAGATAGTTGCCCAGGAAACCGGCACTATAAAGCAGGATGAAGAAATCTTGCTGGAAGTAGAAAATTTTTATGAGCAGCAGGCTCAGAAACTTGCCAAGTCTGGTAAGTTTAAAAACTTGCTCCAGCCCGATGCTGGCCCACCGGAAAAACCATCGGATTCTCCACGGATTAGAAAAACTCTTAGAAACAAAGTAACTGCATCGCAGCCAACAGATAAAGGTGCGCCCAAAACAAGAAGGGAACGCCTGGAATCTGCACTTGCCAGCTATGGCAGTAGTCTGTGATGCCACATAATTTATATGGAGAATAAATCCGATGGCGACAGCTACGACTTTAACGGCGTGGGATAATGCGTTAAAACAATACTACAGGGGTGCAGAAGTAGAGAAACTTGTCTACGATAGCCACCCTTTTATGGAACTCGTCCCTGAATCTTTGGGGCTTTAGCCAGAAATGGTTATCGAAAAATCCTTTGAATTGCTGGAAAGACAGGAACTGTTAATCAGCAGCCAAGCCTTGAAAAAGGAAGGTCCAACGATCATCCCGAAAGGGAGTACACTTTAAGCAAAGTGGAAGCGGAGGAGACCCGAAAGGGTTGTGATATGATCTGATCTGCACAGTCGAATGTGCAGCTGCTTAAAAGCGGGGTAGAATTTGCGAAGCTACCTGAACACAATGAAAGACGAAAAGTTCCGTGGTGTTAATGCGCCTTAATATACTAGGGCCGTTATATAGCAATATATAATGATAACGTTGTGAATTGCTGGGAAGACAGGATCTGTTAATCAGCAGCGAAGCCCGAAAGGGAACGTTCAGAGACTATTCCTTTATGGAAGTACACTCAAGCGAGTGGAAGCGCAACGCAACCCAAGTGGTTGAAGAGATAGTCCAATCTGCACAGTCGAATGTGTAGCAGCCGAAAGGCGATCCAGGGAATAGCGAACCTGGGTGAATACCAAAATTGAATTCAATGACAAACTCGTAAGTCACTGATTTCATTAATGATTCCAGTCTATTACACCCGACCTCAAGGAAGATCGGCAACTTTTGCCACTGCTCAAAGCGCAGCCAGTGCTTCCAAGATCGGAGAATTTCTGTTAACCCGAAAAGCTAATTACGGAGTCGCGACTATTTCCGGCGAGGCCGTGGCGGCATCAGAGGGTGACAGGTATAGTTTCCTAAATGCAATGACAACAGAAATTGATGGGGTCATGCGCTCAGTAGGAGATTCAATCTCAAGAAACCTTTATCGTGACGGTTCTGGTGCAATTGGAAGAATTAATAACTCTTCTTTTTCAACAACTGCACTTGATTTGGTCACAGACATGGACTCACTGTCCTTTGAAGTGGGAATGGTTCTGCAAGTTTCAGGAACCAAATCTGGTGGATCTGTTAGGACAGGAACCCTTACTGTAAATGCGGTCAATCGTGGGAGTGCATCAAACCAGCTTACTATGAGTGGTAATTTAAGTGGTTGGTCCTCAGTTGCACAAAATGATTATATTTATCAGTCAGGTGATTATGATGGTGCATTAACCGGTTTAGAAGGGTGGTTGCCAGCAACGGCTCCGTCTTCAACTGCATTCTTTGGACAGGACCGTACTGCAGATATAACCCGATTATCTGGTCAACGGTATGACGGTTCCAGCGGAACAATTTTGGAGGCACTTATTGAAGGTGCTGCCTTAAAAAACCAGGGCCATTATCCAGCAATGGATATTGCAAACAATGTGAATTGCAGGGAAACCCAGAAAGGGCAATCTGCAGCCAAGCTCGAAAGAGAAGGTTCAACGACTATCCCGCAAGGGAGTAGGATCAAGCGATCCGAAGCGCATTGCATCCCTCTGGGATGGTGAAATAGTCTCTTCTGCAGGGTTGAACCTGCAGCAGCCGTAAGGCGGTTTAGAAAATAGCGAGTCTAAGCGAAGGTTAAGTGTGTAGTCGAGAAGGAGGAAAGCCAGATTATATGTTCTGTTCATTTGCTGATTTCGTCAGCATTGAAAAAGCCATGAATGCCCAGGTTCAGCGGGAAGTCAAACAGAGTGATTCCGTTTCCGGTTATCGTTCTCTGGAATTTTTTGCTCCGCACGGTGTTGTCTCGATTGTACCGGATAAAGATTGTCCTGGTGGGACAGCATATATGCTGGAACTAGGGACGTTTTCTTTAATGTCTATTGGTTCTGTAGTTCAACTCACAGAGCTGGATGGCAACCGAGTTCTGAGACAGTCTGCAGATGACGGCATAGAAGTAAGGGTCCATTCTTATTCTCAACTGGCGTGTACTGGGCCAGGCCGGAATTGTGTTGTAACCTTACCATAAACGAAAGGGGGCAATATGGCAGAAAAAATATTTTTTGATATGCAGGCTTTAAATCCTCATGTCAAAATTATTTGCGGATCATTTAAGCCAAACGGCACCAGTGCAGTAGTTGCTGCAGATAATACCGGTGCAGGATGGACAGTCGCTAGAGGTGGTGTGGGAATATTCACAGTCACTTTGGCTGACACCTATCCAGGCATTTTATCAGCAACGTGTTCTGTAGCTTTGAATGCAGTTGCAGATACAAAGGTCCAGTTTGGAGCAATTGATGTTGCATCAGCAAAAACAGTTGTGATTAATGTAATAACAACTGCAAGTGCAGCTGACATTGCAGCAAACGCAAATAACCGTATCCATTTTTGTTTAGTTCTCCGAAACACTGATATGACCAAATAAGGAGGTTAATATGATGCAAGGAGGAAAAGATGCAGCCATGATTATTTTGGGAAAGGGTAAGAGTAAAAGGGACTCTGAACCAGATGATATGATGGATGATGAAGATGAATACGAAGAAGAAGAAATGGAGGAATATTCTGATGAGCAGCATGAAATGGCAGAAGAACTAATCTCTGCAGTAAAAGGTGGAGACAGTGAAGCTGTCCTGGATGCTATTCATGGAATATATAACAGTTATTAGGTAGAAAAATGACTGATATTGTAAGTTTGAGTGAGCTGCGCCTTTTGGCAAGGCAGCGTGCTGACATGGAAAATTCGCAATTCATCACAGATGATGAGTGGCGAAGGATGCTGAATCGAGGATACGCAGAGTTGTATGATCTCGTAGTTACGAGCGCAAACAGTGAAGATTACTTCCTCAAGTCCGGTACAATTAACCTGGTAAGCGGAACAACAACCTACGATCTTCCTACAGATTTCTACAAAAGTCGAGGGGTGGACCTCAATACCGGTGGTAGTGAGGTTCCCCTAAGACGATACAATTTTAGTGAGCGCAATGTTGGTGGCCTCTACAGTGTGGCATCCGATATGCGCTACCACATTCAAAGTAATTCAATTGTTTTCAATCCAAAACCCAGCAGTAACGATACTGTCACAATTTACTATATTGCATCACCCAGGAAATTTCTTGAATTTACAACAACTGCCATTGGGCGAGGATCAACTACCCAGTGGACTATTGGCACAAATACTTTCCAGGTAGGTGATTTATTAGATGGAGTTGGATTCCTGGCAGATGATTATAATGTATTGCAAACAGTTACTGCAGTGGCAGCAGCAACTGTTAATACTGACCTGGATTCATCCGGTCTTGCAGATCCAACTGTATTTGGATCAATTGAATCCAGGTATGACTTTTACTCAGGATGGGATGAATATGTAATTGTTGCAACTGCAATGTCTGCCCTTATAAAAGAGGAAGCAGATGTAAGTGCCTTATTTGCAGTAAAGCAGCAGCTCCAGGATAGAATTATTGCAGTTTCAGAGATGAGGGATTTAGGAGAACCAACCACTGTGACTGATGTAAGCAATTATAATAGTCTTTGGGCTACAGCAACTGCATGAGCAGAATTTCATTTACTCAGCTCAGTACCGGAAATGCCTCAACGGACCAGGTACAAGGATATATTGCAACTGCACTGAATCCACTTTTTCAGCTGCCCTTTGCAAGTGGCAACCGTGTGCAGGACCAGGAGATAACTACTGCAGACACAATTGTAGATCACGGCCTGGAGCAGAAACCTGAAGGGTGGATTATCTTAAAACAAAATGCAGCCCAGGTGATTTATGAATCGGCAACAGTAAATGACTTTCCAGAAACTACAGTAATCCTGAAAGCAGGCGGGACTGTAACAGCAGATTTATTCTTTTTCTAAAAAAATACTATGGCAACAGCAGGAACAAACATCACATCACTGGCAAAACCGGCAGTTGGAGTAACAGTAGGTCCAACATGGGCAACTGACTTAAACACATCCATTGATGCAGTCGATGACCATGACCACTCAACAAATAAAGGCATCAGAATAACGCCTGCAGCAATTAATGTAAATGCAGATGTTGAGTTTAACGATAACAGTGCAACTGAACTGAAAAATCTCATTTTCTCTACAGTTACAGCTGCCACAACCAGCTATTCAGTATATCAGTCTGGCGGGAATTTATACTGGCGAAATGGTGCAGGCACTGCAGTCCAGATTACCACTGGAAGTACCGTGAATGCCGGAGCTGGATCAATAGACGGTATGACCGGAACTGATGCTGGAGCAACTTTTGTGGATGGCGCAAAATCATACAACTTTTTCTGTGACTCAGGCAATACTGACTTTGGGAAAATGGCCCATGCAGATCTGCTTCTGTATAAATTCAGTGATGATAATGTTGCAGATACAGATTACATCACTGTTGCTGCAAGCA